CCCCTGGAAAGTCAGCCCCGCCGCTAAGGCCTGAATATTAACATAGCCGCTAAGTCCGGCTACTACTCCCTTTGTAAGGTATGCCCCACTCTGCGGCGCATAATTTGTTGCCGGATTGAGCCATGACTCCACGCCGTATTCGTTGACGCTCCGCAGCCCAGTCAGCCCCGCTCCTGGTAGCGCGGTCGGCAAAGTATAGGTTATATCCGCCGCCTGCGCCCCGCCCTGGATATTAGTCCAAAAACTCCCCGCCTTGATTCCGAAAAGCAGCGAGGGATTTACCCGCACATAAGCGTTGTCGCTCTCGTCCACCACCTGCCAGGGATTGGTTACGGAATACTGCTGGTTCGCCACCCGCTTGATTATTCGCTTTGTGCCGCCGGTTACGGTCGAGTAGGTAACTACAAAATAAATATGGTCAATGCTGGCAATGCCGCCGCCCAACTTGATGCACTTGACGGAGACGTAAATGCCGAAGTTCGCCCCTTGCAGCATCGCCACTGTCGGCGTTATTCCCCACCCACTCGCCCCATACTCCTTCACCGCGTCGGAAGTCGGCCAATGGTCTGCGCTGGCCAGGTTGTTGCCGCCTACGGTTAGGGCCACTATATTGTCCACAATCAGATCGGCGGAACCGGCCTTGCGCTCGATGTAGGCTTTCAATGTCAAAATGACGGCATTGGAGGGAATCGAAGAGAAGTCGAATCCACCCGCCAACAAATAGTGCGAAAGGTCGTTAGTCTCATTCAACCCGCAGGTAGCGTAGGCATCGTTGCTGCTAAACACATTGGTGGGATTAGACCAAGAGAATGTCCCCACCGCGGCGTTATCGGAGGCCGTTGTCGGACTCTTCGTGAGAGATAATATATCGCTCGTTGTTACCGCCCCCTCCACCATTTCATGATAGCCGGAGGCATGGCGTTCCAAGATGTTCTGCCCTGGAATAGTGCGGGTATCCAGAATGAGGTCTTTTCCGCTTTCCAGCCAAATGTTATAGCCGCTGGCCGTTTTAAGCAGCATGGCTAAGGCGGAATCGAGCGTAGTTGTGCCTTCGGAATCCAAAAGGAAATTCGCATTGGAGTCCAGCAGCATATTGCCGGCCGCCTGCGCTGTCCAAGTGCCGGCCGCCGTGAGGGAAAGATTAGGCCGCGCCCCCACTGCATCCACCAGCGGAGTCCGCAGGCCTACCGTCTGCTCCTGGTGGCTGCTATGCGGATCGGTTACAGTTCCCAAGTGCGTCTTGTAGGAGGGGTCGCTGGCTTCCAGCCAATCCCCCAAGGCCTCCGACAGCAGCGTCGTCGGCTCCCCCGCGCTCTTGCGAACTTGGCTCCAATAAGGAAAGCTGCCCCCTCCGCCCGACGTCCCGAATATCTTCTGCCAGGCCGTGCCATCCCATTTCCAAAAAGTGAGCTCGGCCTGGGCAAGGGCCTCCTGCCCTAGCCAACCCTGGTGCGCCTGCATATCTGCTTCGCTCTCGAAAACCGTGAAAAGCCGCCGCCGAAATTGCCCCTCCTCCAGGAACTTCCTATCGAGGATGCGAACCAAATCGTCCATGAAAGGCCGCGACTCCATAGGAAGGCGAGCAGTTGAGGGAAAATTTGTCGGCGGTTGTATAAAAGACATTTTCTACCTCAGCGGTCTCTTCGACCACTCCAGCAGGCAATCCAGCAAGCCAAAAGACTCCTCCGCCGCGTGTTCTATCCGCAGACAAACCCATTCCCCGCAACTACGAAAATCCAGCCAGCCGGAAGCCCCTATCGCCTTCGGCCCCTTCCAGGTGATGTTCTTGCCGTCCCAGGAGACCCCCAGGGAGACTTGCACGGCCGTCGCCGGCGAAGGGTTCATGTCAATGTAGATTCGCCGGAAATCTTTCGGCCCAATGTAATCCAAGCGATCCAAGCCGGTTTCCCCCAAACATTGAATTATGGTGGAGCCATCCGCCGTATGCGTATCATCCAGCAAATGAATTTTACTGTCGTATCCGCCGCACCCAAATACATCCAGCGCCGGGCCGGAACCGCCGCTTAACGCATCTATCGTGGGAGCAATCTGAGACAGGTTATTTATGGTCTTGGCCGTATTCACGACAGGAGCATTGCCCAGCAAACCTCCATCTGCCAGATTGTCGGTATAGATAGTAACGACATTACCTGCCAGAAAAGCCACAAACTTATGTTGTGCTCCACCTGCGACCGTGCGATAGATCCCGCGGCTAGTGGTTAATCCCGAAGGGCTTACCGGAATGGCGGTTAAGTCCACCTGTTCATTGGCGGGATTAACTACCCCAGAGGTAGTGCCGCCTTCGGTTTCTCCCCCCGCTGTAACGAAGGTGATTTTGTAGGTGTAAGCGCCGTTCAAATTTCCCGCGGCCGCATTTACGGCTACATTTGCAGCTCCCGGCGCGGAAGGAAAAAGCGCGCTCAGATCGTTTATCGCGCGAAATTGCCGCGGCTGCCACCGGTTCAACGCGGAAAATCCCACCGGCCAAAGAAAGGCCCGCCCCGCCTCGTAATCCCACACCAGCGTCATGTCGTTTTGCGTGGAGGAGCCGGAGGGGAAAGAGAGCCAATACTGATTTTTCAGAGGCCATACTGCCCCCACCGCCCGGCGAATATGCGCCGGATTGAGATTGTCCCGAAGCATTTGCCGCACGGTCTCCGGCAACGGCCGGCTCACTATCCCATTGAAAACATGAATATTATCCGCCCCCAGATAGAACATCATGGGTTCTGTGGACGGATGCACATAAGCCGCCGATGCCGGTGCCCGGCAACCCGCCGCATCTACCACCTGGAAGGAGAAAATCAACGGAGGCCCTTCATAGGCCATGCGCTCGACACTATATTCTCGCGGCACATACAGGTAGTCGCCGATTCGCCACAACCCCATGATGTGCCCCGGCGGATCCAACAAATCGGCCTCTCCGGCATCACCCGCCGGCGGCCCGGTTACCCAATCCGCAGGGTTCCCCTCATCTGTCCACATCACTTTCATCGGTGAGGTGGCACCGCTAATATGAGCCGCCACGACATGATTCGCCAGAACGTTAACAAAACGACATTGGGGCGCGCCGGCAACGGCAACAAAGGTGGCATCCGTGCCATTCCAGGAGTGGAGTTTTTCTGTGCTGCCACAGGTGTAATAGAAGTTATTAAGATAGCCGACACCGTCCGGCATGATCTCCGCATCACCCGTGATGCCGCCAACAGGCGTCAGGTCGGTAAAACTATTCGTGGTGGAATTCCACCGATAAATTTTGGTGGGGGTAGTTAGAATTAAAAGGATGGTGCCAGCATACTTGACATATTCTTTGAGGAAATAGCAATTAGTATTGAGGGTAGCCACCGAAAGCGGCTTTTTGCCGGGCCGCTTTTTCAACATCCCCTGGTAAAATTCTAAGTTGCTGCCAATCGCCAACGCCCCGCGCGGCAGTTCCCGGCGATCCGCTTCCAGTATCGTCCCCTGAAAAAATGGCCCAAGTGCAGTGTATTCCACAAGTTAAAGATTTACCTCGATCAGCCCTATGGCAATATGAACATCCGCCGCGCCCGCATTGCGCTTGCATTGCAGTCTCAATTTGCGCACCCCCGCAGCGATATCGAAGGGCACGGTCGAGCGCAACCAGTGATGATTGCCCACCGTGCCAATTACCTCACTGCCGGCTACTACCGCCGCCGCCCCCACGTCGTAAAGCTGCGCCGAGGTGAATTGCGTAACAGAACTTATCCGCGCATGAACCTTTAAGCGAAAACGCGCCGCCGCCGGAAATAGACCCCGATCAAACGGCATACCTTCAGCAGCTCCCCAGGTTTCGCCTATAGGCAACTCCTGATAAGCCGTGCCCGCGGCCAAAACCTGATCCGCGTCCTGCATCGGCGCCCACAAGACAAACTCGCAGGCCTGCACCCCCGGCTGATAGTCATGCCAAACCATCCCATCGTCCACGGAAAGGGCCTCGGTATCGGTGGCGAAAAATACGTTGCCGTCAAGGGAAGCCGCCGGCCGCGAACCTATCACATCGGTTAAAATCCGGGCCGAACCCTCCGTCATTAAGCCAGTAACCAGACTCATATACTCGGCGAAGATTTCCTCTAGGGTGGTAACTAAAGTATGTAGCATATTATCTATCGTCCCCGGATCTTCCCCTCCGGTCGCGTGCGCAAATGTATAAGGCGGCGGCATGTTACTTCTCCTGCAAACTATAAGATGTTCGGCCTGCATCCAGCCGCGGGATCAGTTGTAACCGGCCGGGCAGGGTGTAATCCCAATGCGCCTGCCAGAGGGTGTTGAATTCCCGCGCCAGCGGCTTTTCCAGACCCTCCCTGGCAGCATAGTCCTTCAAGTAATCGAAGCCCAGCCAGGCCGCCTGCAATTCCACCAGCAAGGCATAATTTGTAGTCAAGAAATTAACATCTTTGGCATTGACCAGGGGCGCCAACTTCTGCCGGCCGTAAAGCATCATGGCATAAGCCGCATCGGGTGTGGGAAAAAGCGTTAGATCGCCGGGATGCCCGCTGCCAACATCTACGGCATAAGCCACCGGCCGGCTATTTGTGCCGCCGCCGTATTTATAGGTTAATTCCTGCAAATTGCCCCCTGGCAGAGGTTCGGATTGACTGTTTTCTATTAACCAAAGACTGGTAGCGTGAACAAAATAGGGCGCCAACGTGGTCAGCGAATAGGCCGCTTGACCTAGGGCCGTGTTAAAGGAAACTTCAAGATCCAAAAACCACCACTCCGCCGCCGTCTCCAGCTCTCGAATCGCATCTTTGACAAAATCACCCAGACGCGAGGTTAAGGCCGCCTCCTCGAAGTTCAGCCGGCCCTTAACCTTGTCCTGGATCTCCTGGTAGTTGGACATCTTTCTTTACCTTCGCAAATTTGCCGCTCCCGCCCCGGGCGCGAATCTTTCTCTGCAAAGCGGAAGCCGCCGGTTGAAAAGGCTCTTCGGGATTAGCATCCGGACCAAACTCATCTACGGTGCTTTCCGCCCCGGCCGGTATTTCCTCCGCCGTAGGAGGGGCCGCCGTCCTCTTCGCGCAAACTTCAAGATGCGCAATCAAGGAACTGTCCCGCCCGAAAGGCGCATAACAAAAGGGGCAGGGAAAGGCCACGATCTTGCCCGGCCGGCCAATGGGCTTTATCCCGCCGGCCGTTATATCTTTCAACCATTCCGGCAGTTGCGCGAGCGGCAGATGCTCCCCGCCCTCCAGGAAGAAATTGCCATCCTGATAAGAGATGCGTTCCACGGAATTGCCCCCCGTGGCTTGACTCCAAGCCCGATAAGGCCGTTTGGAATCGAATACTGGAACTGCTGTCGTTGTCATAGGTTCTCCTAACGATATTCGAATGAGGCCAACGCCCCCGCGCCGGTAATGCTGGCGTAAATGCCTTGCGAAAATAACGCTCCCTCCAGATCGCAGAGGCAGGTCGCGCCAATGGCGGCCTTTATAGTCTTGACAACCGTATCTAACGCGCCGCCATTGCGGATCTCCAGAGTAGCCGCCACCGCCGCCGCCGTTAAGGTCACGGAATAAACCCAGCCCGGCGCCGCTTTTACCGCGTCGCTGGCATTTAGCTCTTTTAGTTCAGTAACCATAACAACCTCCATCCCTCAGCGATATTCAAAGGAGGCCAGCATCCCCGTGCCGGTCAAGGTGCCGTATATCCCTTGCGTAAAGAGCGCCCCATGCAATTTACAATGCACGGTGGTATTGATCGCCGCCTTCATGGTCTTTACGATAGTGCCAGCGACGCCGCCGTTGCGAATCTGCAAGGTGGCCGCATCCGAGCCGCCCGTCAACGTCACGGAATAGAGCCAGCCGGTCGTGGCCCTAATGGCCGCGCTGGCGGCAATCTCCACAAGATTAGTAACCATATTGCCTCCCTCACCAACCCCACGCCACGAATCGCGCCGCCGCCAGGCCCGGATCGGTCGTATCGGCAACTTCCGCATGGGTGCCGGTGGCGGGAGTGTAACAGATTAACTTCGAGTTGACCCGATCCCAGTCAATCTGCTTGCCCGCCCCCATCCCGCCAATAAATGAAATCGCCTCGATCCGACTCTGAAACCCGAGCATGGCCGGGGTTATCGGCTCTCCATTGGTGGGATAGGAAGCATCGAACAAAAAGGTGCCGCAGGACATGCGCATCTTGCCTACGCGCTTCGGAAAATTCGCATCCAAAGTTGCTGTTAAACCCATGATTTTTTCCTCCTGAGTGCTGGGCAAGCAACGCCCAGCATAATTAGAGAAGAGAGGGAAGGGGAGACAGGGCAAATACCCTTCCCTCTCCTGGGTCATATCAAAACCGCTTGCTCCGCGGTCTATTGATTTACTTCGCTCTGATCGCGCCCGGCCCGGCGCACCAGGGCATAGATCAGTGCCGCCCCCGTCCCCGTCCCTGTTCCCGCTACGGTATGGCGCAAAACAATAGAACGGCCCGCCGCTACCAAAATAGGCGGCCCACTCACCATCGCCACCCGCTTGGTGCCGGCCGCCGTCGTCCCGATGGCAAAGGTAATGGTAGCCCGCGAAATCAGATTCGTGGTGCCGTCAATATCCGCGTCGGCCACATCTGCCGCCGCCCCCACGGTGGTATTGATAACCGCCGCCGTATTAACGGCGACAATACCGTAAAGATAAACCGAGCGCGCCAGCCGGTAAGTCGCCAACGTCGCCGCGGCACCCCCAATAGCCGCCAGGGCCACCCCTGCAAGCGGTAATTCTTCGAGATCTTCTGGAAGTTCGTAACTCATGTATTCCTCCTCATTGGAAGCAGGGAGAGGTTGCCTCTATCCCTCCCCCTCCTCCCAAAGATTTTCTTGCTAACTATTAACTACTCGTTACCCAGACCACCCGGGCTTCGCCATCTACGGCATATTCCCAGGTGGCTTTGCTGCCGAATAATCCATACCAAGCCAGGCCCATGGAACGCCCATAGTCCGTGGATTGCTTGATGCGAATTTCCGGCGCCTGCGCCACCAGATGCACGGCCGGATCGCCGCCGAAGAAAACCGCCTCGCCCAAGACGCTGCCGGTCCCTTTGGCATTGCTTAACGCGCCGGCATGGTTCGTCCAAACGGCGCGGGTGTGGTAGTATTTGCCGATCTCGCCGGTCAATCTCTTGCCCGGTTCGGCATATACCTGCACCTTCTCAAAGTCGTCGTCGTCATATACTCCGCGAAGTGCCTTGCCGGTGGCAACACAGGCATATTCGTCGGTGCCCTCGAAATAGGGAGGGATGCGCAAAACATCCCGCATGTAGTCCACAATTTCCCGCCAATGCCAGGCATTGAGGTTGGCCGTCGCCGGCGTGCGGGGAACCCCATCCAGGTCCCAGGTGGCCGCTACCGCGCCGGTGGGAATGTAGCAAACATCATGGGCTTTGAAGGCCACGGCATGAACCGCATCCAGCACCTTTGCCAGCCGATTGCGCAAGACTGTTTCCAGAATGTCGTCAATGGCGATCTGCCCCAGGGTGGTCAGCTTGCCGGTGTAGGGCACGGCCCGGCCGTATTCCTTCACTTGTGCCGATCCCTGCGTAATAGCCACGCTATCTTCTGGAATGGCCGCATCCTCCGCCAACTCATCGGAGGTCGCGCTGGCCGTAAGGGAAAGGTCGCTGGCCACCTTATTGAAGTAGAGAATATCGCCCTGCTTGGCTCCATAACTGGGGTCCGCCCGGACGAATTGCCCAAACTTCAATATCGGCAGCACCTTGTAACGAATCTTCTTACTAAGTTGCGGCACCGCTAAATAGCCGCCCGAAGCACTCACATCGTATAATTGTCCAGCCACGGATTATCACTCCTCTGACTCACCCAAACCTTTGTTGCGCAACTTGTCCATAGCCGCAACATATTCGTCCACTTGCTCCGCATCCGAAGGCGGAGCGGTCTTTCCCCGGCCCACTGATCCCGGCGGGGTTCCCCCTCCCTCCGGCACCACGCCCGCCCCGCCGGCCGTTGGAACTGCCGGCGGAATGGGCGCAGGCGGAGAAGGCGGAGAAGGCGCGCCGGCTGCCGGCGCGGAAAGTGGAGCCGGCGGAGCGGCAACAAATTGCAACTCCTTGCCGACACTCTCCTCAGATTGCTTTAAGGCCTCGGCGTAACGCAGGCCTGGTTGAGTCTGGTAAATTTGATTTGCTCGGCCCACCACAATATCGTGGTAAGCCTGATTGCGGCGTTTCTCGTCGGCCAGATACCACGCCAGATAATCCCGCTGGTTTAAGAGCGTGGATTGCAGGATATTTCCTGCCTCTTCACGTGATAAATAGCCCTCTCCCATCTCCTTGCGTAGCCGAGTTCCCAAGTGCGCCACAAAGCGGTTGGGGTCTCGCTCCAGCAAGTCTATAAGATCCTCCGGCTCGGCATTGTCGCGGGAAGAGCCTCGGTTGGGTTCCCGTTCACCCACATAACCGGAGCCAAGCAGATTTTCGCGGCCGCCGCCACCGCCCACCATCTGCTGATAACGGCCAATTTGCGCTCGCGCATCGTTGCGCTCCTTGAGCAGGTTCGCGTTCTCCGCGCGAAGTTGCGCAAGATCAGCCTGAATCGCGGCTAAAATTTGCTGGACATCGCCAGCCGCAGGAGCGCCGCCGCCCGCGGGGTCCTGCGTTCCCAGTTTGTTTCCCATCCCAGGTCTCCTTTAGAGAGGTGGTTTTCTATTTCACCGAAAATGCAAAAAACGGATTCCTTGCCCCCGACTTCGGTAATTACTCCGTTGTCGAGAGCAACAAATCCGTTCTTCTAGAAAAACGAATCGTCCGGCTCAGAATCCGTCTCAGCCGTCTAAATTTTTAACCGGATTGCTTGCGCACCCGTTCCCTTTCCAACTCGGCGCTGTCTATACGTTCCTGAAGGATTGCGTCCAGCGTCAAGACCGCCAGCCACTTGCCCTGCACCACGCGTAACTCCGCATCGCTTTTGGCGTTCGCAAGATCGTTCAAAAGAGAAGTTACCATATTTTGCCTAAGTTCCTGCCAAATTGATTGATTCCAGGCCGCCGAAGCCAGGCCCTTGCGGATGATTTCCATGGACTCGTTGCCAACTTGACGCCCATAATCGCTCATTAGCGCACCACCTTGTAACCATGTGGATACTTTCCCTTCGGCTTGTGCAATCGGCGTTTCTTCTTGGGCTGCACCTCTACCGGTGCATCGAATTTTGGCAGAGGCGCGCCCAGATCGCGGGCCACTTGTTCGGAAATCCCCTCGCTCACCTTGTAACCCACCGAACGCGCCAGGCTCTGCTTCGCCTGCGTCTCCGCCTCCTGCATGGCCTTGGGGGTCAACGCGCCATCAATCGCCTTGCGCACCGTCTTTTGCAGGTTGTCTCGATTGACTTTGATATTCATGGTTTGCTCCCGCCTACTATTTGATAGCCGTGGAAACCGCGCGGCTTGCGTAATCGCCGCTTCTTGCCGGTTGGTTTCCATCCGTGCTCAATCCCGCGCAGTAGATTAGCCTGCACCTGCGCGTTTGCTTTTGTAGAATGTTTTGCGTGAACGCGGGTCGGCGTTCTCACCTGGAACCCATCAACCTTTTTAATACTTACTGGACTCATCACATACCTCCTCCCTGCGGAGCCATGCCCGGTGGAACCCGGCCGGCGCCCTGGGCCCCTTGCGCCGCCAGTGCCTGTTGCCGAGCCTGTATCTCGGCCGCCACCTGCTCTTTGGTTCTTAGGATGTCCGATGAGTCAAGCTGCAAGGCATCGCAATACTTCTCCAACAACGCCCGCAAGTCCACCTGCACGGCCAACTCCGGCGCCTTGCTCAGAATCAACATGAGCTTTTCCAACCGCATCAGGTTTTGCCCTTTTCGAATCTGGCTGGAAATCCCATGCACCTTTACCTTCATCTGCTGCTCAAGCAATTTCAGCCGGTCCGCATGACTCATGCCGGCCAACTTCTCATAAGCCCCCGGAATCTTCGCCAACTCCCGCTCCAGCCAATAGTCTTTGACCTCGGTGGCGTTCTCGATCAACACCCGCAAACCGAGGTCTAAGGTCGGCGCCATAAAATTCGCCTCGATATGGGAGGCGCAGCGGTCAAAAAGCTTCTGCGAGCCGGTCACATCCAGCTCGTGCTGTGTGGCCGTCAGTCCCCGCCGGCTCTGCGTCATACCCCGCATGGGATCGGTAATGCTGCTGGTGCGTTGCTTCTCCCGGTCAATCAAGCCATAGATAATGGGCGTGGAAGGATCTACCTGCCCCGTCTTGAGCGGTCGAATAATGGGATAAGGCCCCGGCATCCGGCGGCCCCACAATTTGCCTGGATAAAGACCTTCGGCTATCTGCTTGGGATTCGCCCCGCCCGGACTGGTGTCCACCTCCGCCGAAGGATTGCCGGCAAAGCTGTGCGCATCCACGAAGAGATTGAGAACCTCCGTCTTCAGCCCCGCCAGCCCCAAGGTGGACTGCATCAGGCTTTTCCCCAGGGGCGAACCCGGCACCCGGATAATCGGCTGATAGATGTAAGGACTTTTCTTGTGAGCAAAAGGATTCGGGTCCGGCCCTCGCACCAGGAGGGTGCGATTCGCCACGCTGAATACGGCATTTTCCTTCAGCAGATCGCCGCTTTGAGGATGATAGATATTGCCCCAGCGGGTAAGCAGTTCCACTTCCCCTTTGCGCAAGTTAGTGCCCAGGGCGCCCAGTTGCGCCCGCTGCGCCCAGCGTGGATCCCGCGTATCGGAACCGGCCTCGTCTTTGATTCGGTCGAGATTGAAGTAGAGTGGCCGGCCTTCGGCATCGGTGTTTTGTGCCCAGCCTTTCAGATCGGCTTTAGTTACAATGGTGCGTTCGATCTCGAAAGCGCCTTTGCCGGAAAGGTCGAACCAGAAATCGAATGGAGAAACGGTCTTAATGCGCAACGGCGCCGCATTGCCGCCAGAAAAGACTTTGTTGATTAACATGGCGGAGAGGAGACCGAACTTGCAGGCATCCTCGAATTGCTGGCTGTAAAAAATATTCTCCAGGTGATAACCCAGCCAGCCCTCCAGCACGGTCTCCAGCTCTTGATCCTGCAACTCCACAGAAAACCAGGTGCCCGGCCCCTGCAAAGCGCTGATAAGCTGCGTGGCGGCCTGCTCCGTGTCGCTGAAGATATCCGGCAAGACCTGCTGGCTCTGCCAATCCGCCTTCTTGGAGAAATCCATCTGCAAGTTGTAGAGGTCCCAGGAGGCGTTCCAAATCCCGTAGGCGCTCGCCAAAGAGGTTTCCACCGCCGACTTTTCCCCCATGCAAATCCCCACCAATTCTTTTTCTGTCAGAGGTATGGCCCCATCTAAGGTTTGAATGTTCATGCTTCACCTCTAAGAGACGAATCTCCCATAACCGTCATTGTGCTTGTCCGCTGGCGCCGGAAGCGTGGGCCGCCTCTCCGTCGCCAATGGACTGCGAAAATTGTAGGAAGGCCGCCGCGGCTCCACAAAATCATTCCGCCCCTGGTGCGGCAACGTGTGCGCCGTTAAGCCATAACCAAAACTATCAACCACGTGGCTCAGAGGCCCTTTCGGAGCATCATGCGTATAGCCGCCATCCATAGCCGCAATCAGTCTCCGACAGCCGGCCTCATCGAATTGAATGGCCGGCTCGCCCTCCACCATGCGGTTGAGTAAGGCCGCAATCCGCTCCCGCCGCTCCGTGCGGGAGTTCTGTCCGCCCAACATCACAATCCCCGCCGCCAGCAAAGCATCCGCAGCGCTACGCTTATCGGTAAAAGATACCGCAAAAGCGGCCGGATCGCCCCCGTCCCGAAATTCACTCTCCGCCCCCCAATATCGCAAACTGTCCGACATTACCTCTCGGCCAAAATCCTCTATCCCCATGCCTTCCTCTTCCCATTCCCGCAACACTCGTATCCGTCCCTTCGGGCCTTCGGAATAGGCCACAGAGGCAATCACTTGGCCTAATGCCATAACATCAAAGCCCCGGATGATCGGATATCCCGGGAACGGCAGCAGACTTCGCGCAACATGCGTGGCATAACGAAATTCGGGAAATACCCGCGGCCACCGCCCGAACACCGATCCCAGCTTTCCGTCAATCAGCCAGCGCCGTTCGCTCTCCGGCAATAAACTGAGGTTAGAGAAATAATCTTCCGGCAGGTGCGCCGCATTCTCCTGCGCCGATACTTGCCACACGGAACGATTGCCGGTCAAAAGTAGGTGGATCTCCGACGACCCTATCGCATCGGGAAACTCCCGCTCCAGCCAATGCCCCGTCTCCCGCGGCGGGTTCGTGCTCATCACCAGTTGCCGGGTTACCCCCGCCTGCCGCTTGCGCCGATCCGCCTCCCGGTAGGAATCCACCTTCATCTCGCTTACTTCATCCATCCAGATTATGCCGTGCTTGTAGCCTCCGAAGCCCTCCGCCTCCCGCAGGTGACGAAAGAATACTCTCGCGTTGCTGAGGGGAAGATAAACATGCGGCACCGGCTGGTTCTTCCATTGACACAAATCCGGCGGCAACATCTTTAAGGTCTCGAAGGTTACTTCGTTCTCCTCTACCTCCGGGTTCGCGATGCGCGCCAAAACAAACGCAAAAGTCTCCCCCGTTGTGGCTACCAGATCCGGCTTCGCCTCCCGCATGATCATCGCCCGCTGCCCCCGGTCTCTCGCACATACCTTCGCTACCCGCACCGCCGCCGATAAAGTTTTTGCGCCCCCTTTACCCCCCACCAGCAAGACCGTCCCGCTCTCGTCTTTCGTGATAAGCCCCTGCGCCCCCTCGTTAGGCGTCATGTTGATAGCCCCCCACTCATCCTCCGCCAGCTTCGCCCACCGAAGCGCCCTAGTCATTTTCGAGAGAACTGCTAGGTTACTCACTCCTCTTCCTCTCCTTTAACCGCCCGGTCTATCCGCTTCATCAAATCCTCCCCCGAAGCCAGCAACTTCTCCCGCTCCTCCCGCGGCAGCCGCATCAGGTCGGAGAAGATCTCCCCCGATGCATCCGAAGTAGCCCCCCGCGTCAAAAGCTCCAGCATCCGCCCCGCCAAATCTCCCGCCTTGACCTTGATCATGTCCGATCCCCCCTTCCCAAAAGCTACCGACTTCGCCTGCCGGTAAAGCTCCTTGATCTCCGCCTTCCGCCCCTCTACCGTGTCTAAATCCCCTACCTCTACCTTCGCCAGCCGCACGTTCTTCTTGTCCCGATTCCCACTCGCCGGCGCCGTGAACCCGCATTGCGAATCCGTGCACTCCCAGCTCTCCGTCCCATCTTCATGCTTTACCCGCGCCACCACAGACTTCCGGCACTTCCAGCAAATCCGCAATCCCGTCGGCTTTACCGCCCCCTCCGGCAACCCCCCACCTATCGCCTCCCGAACCTCCGCCACATTTTCTATTAACGCTTTTGCCATAACTATTCAGTTACCATAAATTCAAGCCTATCCGCCCAATCCTCGCGAATACCCAAAATCAATTTGCCCCTCCCCACAACCTCGCGAAGCCTCAAAAACTCTCCCCCCAAGGTCGCGCGAGGCCCTTTTGACGCTGCGGAGGAGGTATTTATCGCGAGGGGTGGGAGGGGGCGTGCGGGTTCCCTTCGCTCGCGCCGCGCAAATCATCCGCTGCCTCAACTGCTGCGCTATGACAGCATGACTCAATTTAGTAAGCACGACTCAAGCGGCGGGCATGATGGGCGGCCCTCCCACCAGTTGGGCGCGGACAGGCCCGGCGCGCCCCGAATGGGGCTATACTACGGAATTTAGATAGAAAGCGTAGTATATTGACCCCCTCGGCACCCTTCCCGACATATTCCGTAGCATATAGCGAATGGCCGGCTATTGCCCCCTTGCCGCCCACCTAAGCGGCGATCCTGGGCGGTCTTGGCGCAATTTATTACCGCAAACAAACGCACCCTATCGGCCGATTGAGCA